GTTTGAAAAAGCCGCCAATCGCCGGCTGCGCGTGCTCGGCATGCTGACGTCGTCGGATTTGACCACGGTCAGTGGTGTGGCGACGTTGCCGAGTGATTTTTTGGTCGCCCGCGCCGTGACATGGCTCGGCAACCCAAGTCGTGGGCTTGAATATGCGCTGCCGGCATGGCTGACGTTGAACTATATATCGGGCCAGACCGGAACGCCGACGTATTATAGCCTGACCAAGGCCAACACGATCACGGTTGTGCCGTTTGACGACACGTCACAGACGCGCTTGATCTACTACCAACAAATTCCGCCGTTGGGCAACGTCGGCACCAATTGGCTGATGACTGCGCATCCTGACGCCTATCTGTTCGGCTCGCTGGCTGAATCGGGCGGCTATGTGCAGGACGACAACGCGCTGCAGAAATGGATTGCTCGACGCGATGCGCTGTTCGAAGAGATCGAACTGCTCGACAAGCGCTCAGCCGGCGTTGGCGGAATGAAAGTCGCAGGACCAACCCCATAAGGAGCAACGATCATGGCGAAAAAGAAAGGCCACGGGGCCTACACGAACGACATTCCCACCACGCCGCATGCGATTTATACTGAGGATTTTGTCAACGGGCGGCCAACCGGCGAGAGCCAAGCGCCCGGCGTGGTATCCAATCGCATGATTGAACCGGTGACTGGCGGTCCAGGCCTATCCGAGCGGTTGCCGAAAAAATAATGCCGCTGATCAAATTCGGCGAATGGCGCCCTGACGTCGCCGACTATGAGGGCGAATCGACGTTGACCATCCGCGGTGCGTTGCCGCGCGGTGACGGCTACGGCCCGATGCTGGCCTCGCAGCCCTACAGCGCGGCGTTGCCGGCCGCATGCCGCGGCGCGTTTGTGGTTTATCCGGACACCGGAATTCCGCAGATGTTCGCGGGTACCTCGACCCGGCTCTATCACCTCAAGACCGATTTGACTTGGGAGGATCTGAGCAAGGGCGGTGCGGCCTATACGGCACTCAATGCCAATGAGCATTGGACATTTACGCAATTCAACAATTTGGTGATTGCGGCGCAGGCCAATGCGCCGCCGCAAGTCTACAACGCCAAGACCCTGACCGGTGCGTTTGCCGACCTCGCCGGGAGTCCGCCGCAAGCGCGCTATGTGGCAACGGTCGGATCGTTCGTGGTGTTGTCGGGATTGACGACCAGTCCGCTGACCATCCAATGGTCAGGGCTGGACGATACGACGCAATGGACGCCGGGCGTTAATTCATCGGACCTGCAGGATTTGCCCGACGGCGGCATTGTCCGCGGCGTGGCCGGCGGCGAGTCGGGCTTGATCTTTCAAGACAACGCCATCAGGCGCATGACATTTGCGCCGGGGACGGACTATGTTTTCCAGATCGAGCGCATCAGTCAGGACAAGGGACTTTATGCGCCCTACAGCATCATCCGAGCTGGCGAGCGCATCCTGTTTCTGTCAATCGCCGGCCTGCACATGATCTCGCCGCTGCAAGGCTATCCGGTTGAGATCGGCAAGGCCAAATTCAATCGCACATTCTTGGCTGATATCGATCGCGGCAATCTACAATTGATCATCGGCGCCAATGATCCGCGCGGCTCACGCGTGTTTTGGGCCTACAAATCCAACTCGGGCAGCGGCGCTCTCTATGACAAGTTGCTGTGCTACGATTACATTTTGGATCGGGCGACACTGGTGCCGATGACTGGTGAATATCTGGTACAGATGGCGCAGCCGTCCATTTCGCTCGACGCCATGGATACCAAGTATCCGAATATCGATACCATGACGTTGTCGCTGGATAGCTTCGCGGGATCAACGCAGCCGGAATTGATGCAATTTGACTCTGCGCACAAGTTGGCGCTGTTCGGCGGCACGCCGATCGAGGCGGTGATTGAGACTGCCGAGGAAGGCACGGACGGCCAGCGTGTTCGCGTGCAGGGATTGCGCCCGATCACCGACGCAGCAAACCTATACATGACGGTTTCCAAGCGAGAAACGACGCGCGATCCGGTGGCCTACGTGACTGAGGTGACGCCGCTCGCAAGCGGCATGTGTCCGTTCAACGTGTCCACTCGCTATTCGCGCGCGCGGTTGCGCATACCGGCGGGAACGAGCTGGAACTTTGCCACCGGCATTGAGCCGCAATTTGCGCTTGAGGGTGCTCGTTGAGTATTGGCATTCTGCAAAAGGACGAAACAGATCAACGCAAGATCATATTTGCCATCAACCAGGCCATCGGCTGGATCAATACCCATGGCGGCGGTGGTGGTGGTGCGGGTGGTGATGGCGCCGGCGGCCGGCTGACTTTGGTCAGCGGCAATCCGGTGATGTCGAATATCGCCAATCCGGGTGTCAACAGCGCGACGATCTATTACACGCCGTACAAGGGGCAAACGGTGCCGGTGTGGAACGGCACCACATGGAGCGCGACGGATTTCGGCGGCGAGCTGTCGCAGGCATTGAACGACGCGACCAAATCGCCGGCGGCCGCAGTGCTCAATACGCTCTATGACATGTTTGTTTGGGCCGACGGCTCGACCATGCGCTGCACCCGCGGCGATGCTTGGGCCAGCCTCACGGCGCGGGCGTCGCCGCTGGCGCTGAATGACGGCATTTTGACCAACGGCACCGCGATCACCAACGGGCCGGCGGCCGGCATCGGGGTTTATGTCGGTACTATCAAAGTCGGTACCGGTGCGGTGTCCTGCTCGTTTCATCCGCCGCAGGATGGCCCGGACGCCGATGGCGTCAGCTTTGGCGAGATTGATATCTGGAATTTTTACAACCGCATCAATTTTGCCGGCATTGTGCAAATCAGCTCGATCAGCAATACTTGGAGCTGGAACAGCACAGCCTGGCGCATGGCCGGCGGGTATAACTCATTCGCGTTCTTTTATGTTTGTGGAATTGATGAAGATTTCATATCGGCAAGCTATGGGACGCAATCCTATTCGTTTAGCTCCGACGGTGCTTATAGCGGAGTTGGCGTTGATAGCTTCACAACGCCGAGCGGCATCCAAGCGTACCATATGAACACCAGTACGACCGATCTCACTTATGAAGTGCCGACCGGACTCTATGCCGGCAATCCGGGTGTCGGGTTCCATTTTCTGGTTGCGCTGGAACGAACCGACGCGGGCGGCCTCGTGGTGTTTTTTGGCGCAGAAAAGGGCGGTCTCGCCGTCAACTGGAAATTCTGATGCTATGCGATCTGATCCTGATCCCAACGGATCGGATCAATCTGGTGTGGCCAACCGTCGCGCCATTGATTGCCGCCGGAATGCACAAAATGGATTTGTCCGATTTTGATGTGCTGACGCGCGAACTGCACAAGGGCGCGGCGCTGTTGTGGGTTGCATTTGACGGCGAGCAACTGAAAGCCGCAGCGGCAACCCAGGTGACCATCGTTCACGGCCGCAAGCATTGCACCATTATCGCGCTCGGCGGCAAGGATCGGCGGCAGTGGTTGCCGTTGATCGAGGGCTTGGAGGACTACGCGCGGGCGCAAGGTTGCGCCGCCATGCGGATGTTTGGCCGCGCTGGCTGGTCGCGTACGCTGCCCAACTATCAGATTGTTGGTCACATCATCCGGAGGAACCTGCAATGAGCGTAACCCGAGCACTGCTAGACGATGACGACATGGCCGTATTGGTTGAGCGCATCCGTACCGTTACGGCCGGCGATCGACTGTCACATGCGGAAGTGGTGACGATGATCCGCACGTTGGAAAGTAACGGCATTACGATCACGCTGCCACCGGAACCGGCAACATCCAAGTCAGGGAAGTGACATGAACAAGACCGAAATCATACAGCGGTTGCGCGACAGCACTGCGGCGGTGCGCCTGACAATGTCAGAGGTTGCTCAGATGCTTGAACAACTCGCCGATTGGCGGCTGATCGAACTCGATGACGATCCAGAACCGGCAGCAGAACCGGCCAACCATGCGGCAATGATCGAGGGCGCCGAAGCCGAGGATTATGAATACGACGACTCGGACGATGATGACAACGACGATGAAGTCGAAGCCAAGCCGAAAAAAGCCAAAAAACCGGCGACCAAGAAAAAGGGCCATCGCTGATGGGCGGCAAGCCGGATAACACCGGGTTGGATCTCGGCTCGGCAACCGTGCCGAACCAATTGTCGGGCAACACCGGCGGCGCGCTCGGTTACTTGCCAATGCCAATGGAGAGGAATGCCATGGCCAATCAGCCTGGAACTGTAACACCCGATGTGCAACAGCAGATCACCAATCCGGAAAACCAAGGCGGCGTGATCAATCCCGACCCGATGGCGCAAACCACGCCGGCTGGCTTGCCGCTGTATTCGGTGCTCAACCAATTTGCGCTCGCCAATCCGAACAGCCCGCTGGCAGCAAACATCCTCAACAATCCGCTGTTCCAGCCGGGCGCGCTGTTCAATCGCGGCAAGAGCACGTAGGAGCCACCATGGGCGGCCAGTCAACGCAACAGCAAAATGCCAACCAAAATCAAAGCTTGAATGCGGTCGGCTCCCAAAACAGCACGCAAAACAGCGGCTATACCGGCAACCAAACGCAATTCACGACGCCATGGGCGCAAACAAATCCGCTGTTGTCGAATCTCATTACTGGCCTGAACACGCAGCCGACCGGCATCAACCCGCAGCAGCAAGGCGCAATTGATATTCTGATGCAGCAGGCGCAGGCGGGAAATCCGTTCACGTCGATGATCACCGGGGCGACGGGTGGCCTGTTGCAAGGCGGCGGCGCGAACGCTCTCAACCCTCAAATTCAAGGTCTGATCGATCAATATCAGGGCGCATTGTCACCAATCCTGAATCAGACACTCGGGGCGATCAGTCCTGCATTGCAGGCAACGCTCGACCAACAAGCCTCTGACGTCAGCAACCGCATTACCTCACAATTTGCCGGTGCTGGGCGCGATGTGTCGCCGGGCAATTCGCAAGCGGTGGCGCGCGGCATCACCGCGGCTAACAATCCCATTTTGGCCAATCAGTACAACACCCAAGTTTCGCAAATGCTTCAGGCCGGGCAGCAAGGGCTTGCCGGTGCCCTGGCCGGCTATGGCCTTATGGGAAACAACAATCAGAACGCCATCAGCAATATTCTGCAGGGCATCACGACCGGCGTGCCGTCATCGCTGAATGCGCTCAGCTTCACGCCGCAGATGATGCTGGCGGCACAATCGCTGCAACAGGGTATCCCGCAACAGAATCTGCAATATCTCGCGAGCCTCGGCTTGCCGCTCGCACAGGCATTCGGGACGCAGACCGGTACCAACACCGGCACAGCTAACCAAACCGGCACGCAAACCAGCAATCAAATCCAGCAGGGCCAAAATCTCGGTCAGACGAACACAACCAACAATCCATCATTGCTGCAAGATGCGCTCGGCTGGTCGCAGGTGTTTTCCAACCTGTTCGGCGGCCAAGGCGGCGGCGGCGCCGGCAATGCGGCTAAATTGTTGATTCCGAAATAAAGGAAAATGCGTCATGCCCGGAATACTTGACGACGTCGGACGAAACCTCGGCGGTTTATTCGGTAATCTTGGCGTTGGTGCGCAGAATTTCTTGCAATCCGGGAGTCCAGCGTCGGCAATCGGCAATCTCATAAGGGGCGTGGCTACAGGACAGGCAACTGATGAGATTGGTGCGGGCCAGCAATTCCAGCAGCAAGTATTTCAGACCTTGGTTGCCAATGGAGTCGAGCCAAAGCGCGCAGCCTTGGCAGTGCAAAACCCGGACGTGTTCAAAGCCGAGGTTGCCAAACTCAACCCGACCTTTGCGGCGCATAACATCGGCAACACCACCGGATCATTCAACGCACAAACCGGAGAATTCAGGCCGCAATTCACCGCGCCGGAATTCAAGACGCTAGAGCCCGGCGCGACCGGGATTCAGTTTCAGCCGCCATTGCCAGGCCAGGCGCCGGCCGCGGCACCCGCACCGCCATCCGGCGGGCCAATCCAAACAACGCCGCTGGCGCCGCCGCCCGGTGCGATGGGGCCAATGGCGCTCGGCGGCGGAACGCGGGTGTTAGTGCCCGGCACGTCGCCGCAGGATCTGGCGGCACAGCGCGCAGCCGGCACCGCACAAGGCCAAGCCGCCGCCACGCTGCCGAACACCTTGGCGTCCGCCGATCAGGCGCTGAAACTGATCGATCAAGTTGACAATCACCCCGGCAAGGCCAAGGCGGTCGGCGCCGTGATGGGACATTTACCGCCGTTAACGCCAGAAGCGCAGAATTTCGACACCGTGCGCGGGCAATTGCAGGGGCAAGTGTTCCTGCGCGCCTATGGGCAGCTCAAGGGCGCCGGTGCCATCAGTGAAATCGAAGGCCAAAAGGGCGAGCAAGCCATTGCCGCCCTGTCACGCGCGCAAACGCTCGATCAGTTCAACGGCGCACTCAAGGATCTGCGCGATGTGGTGACCACAGGGCGGGCCAACGCCATCCGCATCGCCAAGGGCGACACCGCGCCGACACCACCGCCGACGCCCCAAACAGCAGCCGTGCAGCCGCCGGCCGGCTTCAAGCTGGCACCGAACGGCAAATACTATTCTGAAAAACCCGGCCCGAACGGCAAATATCAGATGTGGGCACCCTAATGCCAATCACCGACGTCAACGAGAACCCTTGGGCGACCGAGTCTTCGGTTCCGGCCTCCGGGACGCCGACCGCCAACGTGACCGACATCGAGGGCAATCCATGGGAAGCCCCGAGCGTCGGTCAGGACATCCGCAAATCGGCCGTCGGCTCGGGATTGCGCACCGCAGCCAGCATGGCGGGCGGTATCGGCGACATTCGGCAAGGCGCGTCAAGTCTGGCCGATTGGCTCGGTAAGCAGGCCGGGTTATCGCCGCAAACGACCCAATACATCAAATCGACCATTGGCGGCGCGGTGCCGTTTTCCGGTTTGATCAAGGTCGCACCGACCACGCCACAAGTCACCTCGACACTCGAAAATGCGGTTGGTCCGGAAGCGGTCAACTATCAAGCGCAAAGCTTGCCGGGATCGGCGGTGTCGACCGCGATTCCGTTTCTGCCCGGTTTAGCGGCTGGTCCCGGCGGCATCGTCCGGCGGGCGGTGCAGAACGTTGCGGTGCCGGCGCTCGGCTCGGAAGCGGCCGGCCAACTGTTCAAGGGCACCGACGTCGAGCCGATCGCCCGCGCGGTTGGCGGCGTCGGTGGCGCGCTCGCTGCCGGTGCGGTGCCGACCGCCGCGCGCCGCGCGGTGACGCCATTCCCAATCGCGCCGGAGCGGCAAGCTGCATTGAGCACGTTGCAAAGCGAAGGCGTGCAGGTACCGGCCTCGATGGCGACAGGATCAAAGGCGCTCAAGGCTGCGGAATCGCAGCTCGGGGGCGAAACCTATCGCGCCAACGTTGATCGGATGAATCAGCAATATACCCAAGCGGTACTGCGGAAAGCTGGCATCAACGGCGAGGCGGCGACGCCGGACGTGCTCAATCAAGCGCGCACTGATATCGGCGACGTGTTCAACACGGTCGCGGCGCGCAACCGCAATATTCCGATTCCCGGCTTTGATACTGCCGCCAAGGCGATCGCTGGTGACTATCAGCGGCTGACCGGCGCCGAGTCCCCGGCATTAAAAGACGTCATCAGTCGCGTTGGCGGCCGGATTGATGGCGATTCCTATCAGGCGATTCAATCGCAGATCGGGCGCGACGCGCGCACCACATCGAGCCCGGAACTACGCTCAGCGCTCTACGACATGAAATCCGCCCTTGATGCCGCGGTGCAAGGCGGCTTGAAAAACACGGCGGACGCGCAACTTTGGAGCCAAGCGCGCAAACAGTGGGGCAATCTGCTGACGATCGAAAAGGCCGTGGGCAGCACCAGCGAGGAAGCGGCATTTGGCCAGATCACCCCGGCGCGACTTAAGCAGGCGATAGATAGCCAAAAACAGGGCGCTTATGCGCGCGGGCTCGGTGACTTTTCGCCCTTGGCACGCGCCGGCAATGCGATCATGAAACCGCTGCAGGACAGTGGCACGGCTTCGCGGCTTGGTCCGGTTGCTAAACTCGCGGCTCTTGGCGGCGGCTTTGCAGCGGGAGGAATTCCGGGACTGGCGAGCGCGGGCGTTGGTGTGATGGCGCCCTGGGCTGCTGGTAGGCTGATGATGAGCCCGCTTGGTCAACGTTATCTGACCAATCAGGCATTGGCGGCGGGTCCTGGCGGCGGAAATCGGGCGCTTGCTGCAAGTATTCCCGCTTTGCTCGCGCTCTTAAACGCCAATCAACAACAGCAGAGATTGCCCACGTCACAATGAACGCTGCGGCTAAGCCTAAAATGTTGCTGACCGCGGGGTTGCTATTGAAGGCGTCGCGATACGGGATCAGGGCGATAACGACGGCGCCAAAGATTAGTATTTGCAGCGACCGCCAGAAGTTGACGATCAGACAGAACGCCACAAACCCAAAACCGAACAACCAAGCCCAAAGCATATGCCCAACGATCCCCGCGGTTTAACGGACTATATCCGCGAAACTGCAACAAAATATGGCATTGATCCCGACGTCGCTTTGCGGGTCGCTCAATCCGAGGGACTGAAAGACCCAATTGGCGACAATGGCAAATCGTTCGGCGCCTTTCAATTATACACAGGTGGCGGCGTTGGCAATGAATTCCAGCGCGATACCGGGCTAAACCCGTCCGATCCGGCCAATGAACGGGCGACGATCGACTATGCCTTGCGGCGTGCGGCCCAAGTCGGATGGGGACCATGGCACGGCGCCGCCAGGGTCGGCATCGGCCAATGGCAAGGGATAGGCGGCCAGGGACCGCCGTCGGACGTAGTGGCAAATACCGCGCCAGCGGCCACGCCAAGCCCGGCGGGAGGCGTTCTCGGAGGGCCGTCCGCGCCAGCGGGTGACACGGTTGCCAATCTGCTCGGCCGCCTTGGTGGTGCGGCCGGGGCAGGCAGGGCGCCGGCGGCGATGGCTACGGGGCAGGCGCCGGCGTTCCTGCAACTCGCTCCGATGATGCAGCTCGCGGCACTGCCGCAAATGCCAGCGCCGTATTTTGCACCCCGCATCCAGCCGCGAGGCCGCACCGCATGACCGTTTGGACGTGGTCGAGCACGGCGCTGACCAACGGCAGCGCTGATCCGACGGTTAATCTGATCGAGAACATGCCACCGCCGGCATTCAATGATTCAATGCGGGCGATGATGGCCGGCTTGGCCAAATATGCCGCCGATATGGGCGGGATGGCAACCGTCAGCTACCCGTATTTCGGCGCCGATCCGAACGGCGCGGCATACGTTGGCACCAGCAACCAAAACTTTCAGGTACTCGGCCCAATAAGCGCATTCAACGATCATCAGACCGTCGCCATCGTCCCCGATTTTCAATCGGCAAATGCGCCAACAATAAATATCGATGCGGTTTCGATTGCCTCACTCAAAAACAGTCCTGGCAATGCGGTAATTGAAGGTCAGTTGCTGCCAAGCGTTCCATATCTCATCCGCTACAAGACGTCAGATGGTTTCTTTTATCTGGAAAACCCGCCGGCGGATCTCGATCAGAACGTGCCAGTTGGTGCGGTTTTGCTTTATGCCGGCACGCTATTGCCAAGCGCGAAGTTTGCATTTTGCAACAGTACCACGGTGTTGGACCCAACCATTTATGCAACGCTGTTTGCATTGATCGGCTACAACTATGGCATCGGCACGCTGCCCGGAACGGAAACGTCTGGGTTCATGCTGCCAAATCTCGAAGGCTTGACCACCATCGGCGAGCGCACATCGAGCGGCGCGATTCCGCGATCACTGACGACCACCACGGGGAGCGCGACGACCGCCGGAACGGTCAACTCGTGGACGATCGTCATTCCCTACATCATGAGAATCATATGACCCTTTTTACATGGTCTAAGACCGCCGCGAGCAACGACACGG